GGGCAAATGATTGGTGAATCAATACCAGAAGGAAAATTGTCTGATTATGTTGGGAAAGAAGTTGCTGAAAAAATGTCTAAAGGTTCTGGTAAGCAAACAGAAGTTGCGGGAAAGTATGATCCTGTTTCAATGACATCAAGCAAACAATACATGACAGAGCTTTCTGGCGGCGATTTGAAAATTGGCGGCGAAGGAATGAAGAAGTATTACGACGAGATATATCCTAAATTCCTAGACAAGTACGGTAAGAAGTGGGGAGCTAGGATAGGTGAGACTAGGGTAAATACTGTTATGGAAGCCAACCCCGGAAGCATGATCCCTAAAATGGGGAACGAGCCAGTACGTTACTTAGACGTAACACCAGAGATGAAGGCAGGAGTATCTAAAGGCCAGCCACTATTCCAAGCAGCACCAATAGTAGGCACAGGACTACTAGGTAGCCAGCAAGACGAACGCAGATAAGCATGACATCCAAAGGATAATGCAATTATGGAAACAGAAATCAGTAAAGTAGAGGAAGATGCACGAATAGCTAACCTTACTAACATGGGTAAGGGAAGACCTAAAGGAACGGTTAACAAGTCTACAGGCATCGTAAGAGAGGCTATAGCTAACCTACTAGAGCGCAATGCTCCTAACATGGATAGATGGCTTAATGAGGTAGCTGATAAGGATCCTCATAAGGCATTGGACATTATCCAGAAGCTATCTGAGTACCATATTCCTAAGTTAGCTAGGACTGAGGTAACAGGACTTGACGGTGCTCCTCAGCAGCACGTAGTTACATGGCAGAAGTAATGCAATTTGACGATCTTGAGAACTTCAAGAACTGGTGGCTAGGCTCAAGACCTATTAACACACCAGACTTAAATGCCTTGACCTATGTTGCTGAGACGCATGGAGTTGTCTTATATAGGCAAGACTGCTATCAAGTTGAGATGTTTCTGGTAAAGCCTAACTCAGAGATAGATCCTCACATCCACCCTAATGTTGATTCTTTTGAGGTCTACATTGGCGGTGACATTAACTTTATGTGCAATGGTGAGTGGTTTGACCAGAATCTCATAGGCAACTCTATTCGCGTTTATCCTAATAGCTGGCATGGCGGTAAGTTTGGAGAACGTGGCGGATGTTTCTTATCGATACAAAAGTGGCTCAATAATGTAGAGCCTAAGTTTGTTGGGGATGACTGGGTAGATACTAAGAATACTGGTTCTTACAAAGAAAACAGGGAGTCATAGCCTGATGGCAGAGGTAATCGAGATTGCTTACAGGCCAAGGGATCAGCAGCTAAAGATCCATGAGGCAGTAGATAACCACAGGTTTACGGTGGTAGTGGCTCATCGTCGTATGGGCAAGACTGTATCCGCTATCAACCATCTGATAAAGGCCGCCATTGAGTGCAAGAAACCAAACCCACGATTTGCCTATATTGCTCCTACTTACGCTCAATCTAAGCGTGTCGCTTGGGACTATCTGCTGGAGTTCACTCGTCCTTTGGGAGCTACTGCAAACATCTCTGAGCTACGGGTTGACTTCTGGGGAAGAAGGATTAGTCTTTATGGTTCTGATAACGCTGATAGCTTGCGTGGTCAATACTTTGATGGTGTTGTACTGGATGAGATCGGAGATCAAAACCCTAAGATCTGGAACGAGGTCATCAGGCCAGCGTTAGCCGATAGGAATACAGACGATGCTCCTACGTGGTGTCTCTTTATTGGTACGCCTAAGGGTAAGAACCACTTTGCTGACTTTAGGGATAGGGCACAGACAGCGGAAGGATGGGCGTTACTTGAGTTCAGAGCCAGCGAGACAGGGATTCTTCAGGAAAAGGAACTTTGGGATGCCCGTAAAGAAATGGGCGAAGACAAGTACCAGCAAGAGTTTGAATGTTCCTTTAACGCAGCGGTTGAGGGTAGTTACTATGGTCAGATTATTAACGATCTCGAGGCCAAGTCTAGGATCACGACTATTGACCGGGATGACCTTTGCAAGTCTTTTGTTGCTTGGGATCTTGGTATGGGTGACTCTACTTGTCTATGGGTGGCTCAGTTGGCTGGCAAAGAAGTGCGGCTTATCGACTGCATCGAGAATCACGGAGTCGGTCTGGACTGGTATGTATCGTGGCTCAGGGAAAACAAGTACGAAGGCTTTGCACAGATACTCCCGCACGATGTGGAGGTAAGGGAGCTAGGCACTGGCAAGAGCCGTAAGGAGGTTCTTAACGAGGCTGGCTTAGAGATTACGGTTGCTCCTAGACTGTCTGTAGCCGATGGAATACAAGCTGTCAGACGCTTGCTCCCACGTTGTTGGTTTGACCACAAGACTAAGCCGGGACTAGATGCTATACGCAACTACCGTAGGGAATATAACGAGAAGCAGCAGGTCTTCTACGACAAGCCCTTGCACGATTGGTCTAGCCATTACTCAGATGCCTTCAGATACCTAGCAATAGGGCTTGACGAGAGCGATAGTTCGTGGTCTTCAGACTTGCCTATTAACGCAAAATGGGTTGTATAATAAGCAAAATTCCTGTAAGGGCTTGCTATGAAGATGGATGAAGGCCAGATCAAGAGCATCGTCGAATCTGAGATTGATGACTCTATCGGATACATTGAGACAGAAACCGTTGAGGAGCGTCGTAAGGCGCTAGATTACTATCTCCGCAATCCGTATGGTAACGAGGTAGAAGGTCGCAGCCAGATCGTCACTGGCGAGGTAGCTGAGGCTATCGATGGTGCATTGCCACAACTTATCCGCGTCTTTACGACAACAGAGGATATTGTCTACTTTGAGCCTAAGACTGCTGAAGATGAGGAGTCTGCTAAACAGGCTACTGACTACTGCAATTGGGTGTTCTACCGTGAGAACGAAGGTCTATTGATCCTGCATAACTGGTTTAAGGATGCCCTGCTTGAAAAGGTTGGTGTCGTTAAGTCGTATTGGGATGCTAAAGAAGATGTTATTAAAGAGAAATACCAGAGCCTGACTGAAGATGAGTTGGTCATGCTGCTGTCTGACGAGTCTCTTACCGTTGTAAGCCAGAAGGTTGAGATGGTTCCTGCTGGCGTAGATATGATGGGAATGCCGATAATGGCTCCATCGTATGACGTTACGGTTAAGCGTACAAACAAGAGTGGTTCTGTACGGATTGAGAACGTACCTCCGGAGGAGTTCCTGATTTCCAAGGCGGCTAGGACAATCGAGGACTCCCCTTTTGTAGCTCATCGCAAGCTCATGCAGCGGTCAGAATTGATTGCAATGGGCTACGACAAAGACATCGTAAATGAGCTACCTTCTTATGACGATCTAAGTTTCTCTGCCGAGCGTGTTGCTCGTTTTGATAACGGAGAACAGCCAGATCAGACGCAGTCCCTTGACCATTCTATGCAGACGGTTGAGGTATACGAGTGCTATATACGCATTGACGAGAACGATGATGGTATCGCTGAGTTGCGTAGGATTGTTTATTGCGGATCGGAAATACTAGAAGATGAAGACTGCGACTATGTTCCGTTCCATAGCATCTGCCCTATCCCAATTCCGCACAAGTTCTTCGGTCAGTCTCTGGCAGATAGGACTATGGACATCCAGCTTATCAAGTCCACTATTACTCGTCAGTCTCTCGATAATCTCTACCTAACGAATAACAATCGGGTTGGCGCTGTAGATGGTCAGGTGAACTTGGATGACCTGCTTAACGCTACTCCCGGCGGTATTGTCCGTCTGAAGAATCCTAACGCTCTGGTTCCATTGCAGGTTCAGTCTACCTTTGGTCAGGCTATGCCAATGCTGGAATACATGGATGCGGTACAGGCTAAGCGTACTGGTGTTAGCGACGCGCAACAAGGTCTTGATCCGGATATTCTGTCTAACGTAACAGCGGCTGCTGTTGCTGCAATGATGAAGTCTAACTCTGGCAAGCTGGAGTTGATTGCCCGTATCTTTGCTGAGACTGGCGTTAAGAGCTTGTTTAGAGGCATTCTGCATCTGTTGGGCAAGTATCAGGATAAGCCGAAGATTGTCCGTATGAGAGGTAAATACGTGCAGTTTGATCCTCGCACATGGGCTAATGAGTACGATGTATCCGTTAATGTTGGTCTGGGTTCAGGTGACCGGGATCAGAAGCTAACGATGCTTCAGATGGTTCTTGCCAAGCAGGAGCAGATTATTCAGGCTTATGGCCCATCTAATCCGCTTGTTTCTGTTGGTCAATACCGTAACACGTTAGCAAAGTTCATTGAGGCAGCAGGTTTCAAAGATGCTAATGCTTTCATGAACGAGATTACGCCTGAGATGGATGCGCAGTTGTCGCAGCCACAGCCACCTGCGCCAGATCAACAGGCAGAAGTGGCGCAGTTGTTGGCGCAGGTAGAGCGTGAGAAGACACAGGCTAAGGCGCAGATTGATGCTGCTAAGTTGGATCTGGAGCGTCAGAACCTAGAGGCTGAATATACTCGTAAGGGTATAGAGATGCAGATGAAGAACCAGAAGGATCAGGCTGACATTCGCATTAAAGAAGCGCAGTTAGCAGTCCAGCAATTGCAAGCAATCTTGGCAATGGACTTGGCTGATGAGGATAGCCGTAATAAACAGGCTGAGATTGTCTTGAAGGCGATTAAAGAACTAGGGAGCCTGACAGGTGGATAAAGCACAATGGGCGCTTAACCTACTTAGAGAGCCAATGTTCCAAGAGATGATGGAAAATCTCAGAGGAACTGAGCTTAATAAAATCGTAAGTAGTAACTATGGGGAGATAGAGATCCGTGAAGAGGCTTACGCACGTATTAGAGTACTGGAATCAATTGAAGCTCACCTTGAAAGCATGGCTGCTCAGAAGATGATGGACGAAAAAAGGATTAAGATTTTGTAACCCGAATCGGGCGGTTCCCGATATAATTTAGGAAACAACATACATGAGCGATACTCCAAACACGACTCCTGAGGGAAGTGGAGAGTTGACGGTAGAAGGTGCAGCTAACGCTTTCTTGAGCATGATGAATCGAGAAGATGGCTCCGAACAGGAACAACCAGAATCCGCTTCAGAAGCTAACGAAAGCGAGGCCGAATCTGAGGAGTCTTATGACGAGTCAGAGGTAGAACAAGAAGATGACGATGTTGAGCAAGAGGAACCTCAGAAGTATCGTGTCAAAGCCGCTGGCGAAGACAAAGAGGTAACCCTTGATGAGCTTATCAAGTCTTATCAACTTGGCACTGATTACACCAAGAAATCGCAAGCCGTAGCTGAGGAACGCAAGGCGGTTGAGGCCGAACGTCATGCAGTTCAAGAAGCCAAGGCATTGCGCGATCAATACGCGCAGCAGTTGGGGATCATCGAACAGATGTTGAACCAGCCGCAACAAGCAGAGGATTTAGATTACCTGAAAGAGACTGATCCTATCGGTTATGCCGTAAAGGTCGCAGAATTGTCTCAGAAGGAAAAGCAGTTAGCACAGGTTCGCGCTCAACGAGAGATGATCTCTCAGCAGCAAGAATACGACAGGCAGCAACAGATGAAGCAAATGATAGCCGCTGAATCTGAGAAGCTAGTTGCTGTGTTACCTGAGTTTGCTGATCCGTCTAAGGGCGAAGTAATCCGTAAGGACATTCGCACATACGGTAAGCAGATGGGATTCTCTGATGAAGAACTGGCTAACGTATTTGATTCACGAGCCGTTCTGACGTTATACAAGGCGATGCAGTACGACAAGTTACAGTCTGCAAAGCCGGGGATTACTAAGAAGGTTTCAGAGGCTCCCAAGGCTATCAAGCCGGGAGTATCTAAGCCGAAAGATAGTAATTCTGAGGAAATTAGGAAACTTAAGTCACGGGCTAAATCCAGTGGAAGTATTAGGGATGCGGCTAATGTGTTTGAACGCTTTTTATAAAGGATTGAATCATGGCAATTTATAACGCCTACGACGCAATCGGTCAGCGCGAAGATTTGACCGACGTAATCTATGACATCTCGCCTACCGAGACTCCATTCATGTCTTCGATTGGCAAGACCAAAGCTACGGCTGTTTACCACGAGTGGCAGACCGACAGCCTTGCAGCCGCTACTACCAATAACGCTGCTGTTGAAGGTGCTGACGCTTCGGACGCAACCCTGTCACCTACTACCCGTCTTGGTAACTACACCCAGATCCTGCAAAAGACTATCAAAGTCTCTGGCACTCTGGATGCAGTGAACAAAGCTGGTCGTAAGTCGGAAAAGGCTTACCAGTTGGCTAAGGCTTCGCAAGAACTGAAGCGCGATCTGGAAACCATCCTGCTGTCGAATCAAGGTCGTTCGGTTGGTTCAAGCAACTCGTCTGCTCGTAAGATGGGTTCGCTGTTGTCTTGGATCAAGACCAACTCGTCTGTTCAGACTAACGGTGGCGATCCTACGACTATCGGTGTTTCGACTCGTACTGACGGCAATACCCGTACCTTTACCGAAGCCCTGCTGAAAGAAGTCGTGGCTGAAGTGTTTACTTCGGGTGGTTCGCCTAAGGTTCTGATGGTTGGCCCATCTGGTAAGCAGAAGGTTTCTAGCTTCACTGGTATCGGCGAGACTCGTTTTAACGTTACAGGTGCAAAGCCTTCGACAATCATTGGCGCTGCTGACATCTACGTGTCTGACTTCGGCAATATGTCGGTTGTTCCTAACCGCTTCATGCGTACCCGCGATGCTCTGGTGCTTGATCCTGAGTACGCTGCTCTGGCCTATCTGCGTCCTTTCCAGACTATCGAACTGGCGAAAGCTGGCGATGCTGACAAGACTCAGGTTCTGGTTGAAGTTACGCTGGAAGTTAAGAACGAAGCCGCACACGGTATCGTTGCTGACTTGAATATGTCGCTGTAATGAGATAGCCCCTGACCTTATGGTTGGGGGCTTTTCTATGAGGATTTATGGACTATAGACAACAGGTTGTACATGCGGACGGTGATGGCGGTATTGTCATCGAAACTAAACAGGATGTTACTGAGATACTTGAGAGTAACAAGCAGCTTCTGGAGGCAGACAAGCAAAGAACCGGAAATCTTAATGAATTGCACCATATAGCTCGTATTCCTTTCACGGTCATTGATGACTTGAACAAGAAGGGGATAATGAAGGGCTTTGCAATAGTAGATGATGCGGCTTTTGCGAGTTGGCTGAATAGTTCCGATAATGCACAATGGAAAGTCTATAGGGGGACAGTATGATCGTAGGTGCTTGCGTACCAGCTAGGGATGAAGTTCACACATCGTTTGCTTTTGATTTCGCCAAGATGGTTGGCAGGGATTCAAGGCATAGATGCTCCAAAGAAGGTAACGGGCTAAAGCTCTATACGATGGCAGGAACGCTGATATTCGATCAGAGAGAGAAGCTAGTAGATGCTGCTCTGGCTGAAGGATGTGATGCGATTCTGTTTATTGACTCTGATATGCGGTTTCCGTCTGACACTATTGATATTTTGTTAAGCCGTGATGTGCCGATTGTTGGAGTTAATGCAGTAACAAGACGTAAGCCGACACTACCGACTGCGTTGAATCTACAGATCGAGAAGGATGACGATGGCAAGATTATTCGTCACGCTTGGCATAAGATAGATTCAATGGATAAAGAGGGCATAGAGCCTGTTACAGCGGTTGGTTTCGGTGTTGTGATGATCCGTAAGGAAGTCTTTGAGAAGGTTCCTAAGCCTTGGTTTGATGTGGGTTGGGGATCTAAGGGCATCATTGGTGAGGATGTACATTTCTGCATCAAAGCCTTGGATGCTGGCATTCAGACTTACGTAGATCATAGTTTATCTAAGCATATTGGTCACATTGGTACGTATGAGTATCGATGGGATGACGTAGAGGATGGCGCTATAGAGGCGCACAATAAAGGAAAATAGTCATGGATTTTGATAGCTACAGCGGATTAAAAGACACGATAGCCGATTATCTGGCACGTAGCGATCTCAATTCTAGTATTCCTACATTCATTCGTCTGGCTGAGGTGCGTTTACGTCGAGATCTGAGAATCCGTCAGATGTTGGTTGTTGCTACGGCTAATACGACTGGTGGCACATCTACGGTTGGTCTGCCTACAGACTTCTTAGAGATGCGGGATATTCATTTAAACACGAATCCTATTGCTTCTCTGTCTTACGAGGCTCCTAACGCCTTCTACGCTAACACTAGATCTACTCAATCTGGTCTGCCT